AACAAGATGATCTTCTCGTTGACACCGCCAAGTATGGCGTTCACGCAGTTGTTCGATAAGAAAGACCTATATCAGTCGGTGGATCGAATTGCTGCGACAAATGAGATTGAGCGTGGTGGGGAGTTCAAGACTAACACCACGAACAAGGCGATTGATTACTATAGTACTATGGGTAATCTTCGCATGGATATGCGTCTGGATGCTATTGAGGACGCCCTCGGTGACATTGGATGGAAACTCGCGCAGTTGTGTATGCGATTTATGGACGCAGAAACCGCCACTCAACTTACGGGTATGGATGTAAGTCCGTTCTGGCGTCCGCTTGATGGATTGCGTGATTATGCACGTATGACACTGACTGTAGTTGGTGGGTCGACACAGAAGTTGACTACGCAGCAGAAGAAACAGGAGGCAGTGCAGATTGGTCAGGTGATGGCACAGTATGTAAGGGCTGCACCTGCAAGTGCGCTTAAGGTGTCGCTGGATATGATGTCGAAGGCGTTCGATGACTTCATGGTTAGTAAAGAAGATTGGATGAAGATTGAGCAGGAAGTAATGATGATGGCTCAATCTCAACAAGGTGGAGCACCCGGACAGGCTGGCGTAGCTCCGGGCGGGGGTCAGCCAATGCCCCAACCGGGTGCACCGCAGGCTGGTGGTGGTGGTAATGTAGTTGCAGCAGTTATTCAAGCCCTGCAATCACTGCCACCACCAGTTCTACAAGCTATCGGTAATGCTTTAGCACAAGGCATTCCGCCAGCGCAGATATTCCAGCAAATGCTGGCCAGCCAGAAAGGTAATGCAGCATGAGTGGGACTGAGAATGACATCCTTAGCAACATCCCTGATCTTGAAGATGGGGGCGCGGACGTTGGTGGCGCTGATAGTAGCAGCACTGATACTAGCGGCAGTAGCAATGATGGGCGTAGCTCTGCACAACCATCGACTAGTGGACAACAAACAAGCCAGCAGCCTCAGCAGCAGCAGATTAGACGCAGACATGATGGCTTGGTTGAGCAGCCTAATGCACAGAACCCAAATGCACGTGATCTAGTTGATCCGGTAAGTGGTCGTGTAGTTGCACAGGGTGGTATCGAACGACGCATCTATGAAGATGCGCAGCGGACGGCACGTGAGAATAATGCACTGAAGCAGACTGTGCAGGGTTTGCAGAACCAAGTGCGTGGTGCAACTGAAGTAGTGCAGGAAGCACAGCGTCTAGGTGTGTCACCACAGGATCAATTGATCGCTGTGCGTGTGATGAGTGACTTCATGCGTGATCCAGTAAGGACACTGCAAGCACTTGTTGAGGAAGTGAAGAGTAAGGGTTATCAGATACCATTCCTGACTGAAGGTGTAAGTCAGGGTATGGATATGCAAGCGCTCAGTCGCATGATTGACGGTAAACTTGCACCGATCATGGGTCGGCATCAGGAGGAACAACAACAAGCGCAAGCTAGGCAGCAGGCTACGCGCGATCTCGACCAATTCCTTGAGAGTAATCAGGAGGCAAATCAAAACCTTGACGTGTTGGGTGAAATGCTGCAAGCTCAACCGGGCCTACCGCTCCAACAAGCTTGGACAATGATGATACGGTGGGCGCATCAGAATGGTCTCGACTGGACGCAACCATTGAAGCCGCAGATCGCGGCAATGCAGCGCCAGCAGCAGCCTATTCCTCAACAAACCGAACAACGTCGCCCGCTACCAGGACGTAGCGTGTCTCGCCAAAGCGCACAACCGTTAAATGGCGCTGGTAGTGGTCAACAGTTCAGTGAGAATTCATCGTGGAGCGATATCATTCGCAGTGCGATGGAGGAAACTGGAACAAGGTTTAACTGATGGAGGTATAGGTGCCTGTTGGAACAATTGTCCCCGCTGTTGCAGACGTTCTGCACAGCACGCTCACCAAGAGCCGACGCAAGCTCGTTATGGCTAGTATCAAGTCCAACGCACTCATGGCATGGGTGTTTGCCAATGATCGCGTGGAATATGAGGATGGTGGATACAACATCACCAATCCGCTCACTGTTGGACGTAACCCTAACGTCACCAGCTATAACTACTACACACCACTTCCGGTCAACCAGACAGACGAATTCGACACGGTGGAGTATGGTTACAGCCGTGTAGCTGGTAGCGTGATCATCTCCGATCAAGAGCAGGACGAGAATAACGGTAGTGCAGCCATCTTCAAGCTGATGAAAGAGAAGATGAATGTACTTGAGGAGTCAATAAAAGATAAATTTAGTCAGTATCTTTATGCTGTGGGTGGCGGCACTGATCCTTTGGGTCTGGGTAGTGTTATACCAACCAATCCCACCACCGGCACTCTTGGTGGCATCAATCGTGCTACTCAGCCTCAGTGGCGCACTTCTGCTTACGTCTTTGCTGGAGGCATGGATAGCACTAACATAGAGGAAGTATTCGACGATGTGCTGATGGATTTGACACTGAAGGGCGAGCGTCCGACTGTCATTCTGACTGGCCGTAACATCTATCGCATGTATCGTCAAGCAGTGCGTGACAAGATGACTATTCCGCTCAGTGAAGGTAAAGCTGGCAAGCGGATGTTCGATCTTGGCTTCGAGGGATGTCTGCACAACGGTATACCACTGATGTATGACGAAGACTGTCCTGTGTCATTCGCATACTTTATCAACGATAGCTTCCTTCGTCTGCACATGCTCCGTGGTGTGAATATGAAGGTGAAGGAACTTGTTGCACCATGGAACGTGGATGCAGTTGGCAGCCGCGTAGTGTGGCAGGGTCAGTGGTGTCTGTGGCGTGCATTCCGCACTCATGCAGTGCTGACGAATTAGGAGTGTGTCATGGTAGATGATCCGCAGAGAGAACCGTTTGCAGCACCACTTCCTCCGCAGCCCCCGACTGAAGAAGAAGTAGAAGCAAAGCGTAAGGCAGAGATGGATGCAGCAGCAGAGCGTGAAGCTACACCACCTCTACCGCCTGAGCCGTTGACTGATGAGAAGGTGTATCCAACACCACCGACTGTTGATCCTCGTGCAACACATCATGCAATGAGTGCTGATGAGTTGAAGGATATGGGATTGGATGAAGATGGTAATCCGGTAGAGGAACCGCCAGTAGAACCTGAAGAACCGCCACCGGAAGTCGAAGGTGATGAATGAGCGGTGCACTTGATTTCAAGCCTGCATTCCAAGCTGAGAAGGTGACTGGTCACTTTAAGCGCACAGTCATGCACATTGAAGAAGATGTGCGTGAAGTTGGTCCGCTTAGGGATAAGAAGATCATCGCACGGAAGTTGGTGCCGAAAGTAGAGGAGTTCACTGAGGGATACATGATCTACTTCCCTCAAGGACACTCAATGTTTGTGGCAGCAGACGACACGGAACAACTGATGCGCATTGGCGTGTTGGAAGAACCGGGTATGGTTGACATGAACACAGGTGAAGTCATCCCTGCTGGATACAATCTCAGTCCGAAAGAGATTGTGAACAGTAAACAGCGTAACCGTCCGCGTCCCTCGACTGGTGGATTGTCGGAACTTGATCAAGGAGTGATTGAGTAATGCCCAATGTGATGACGAACCCGACGAACTTCCAGCGTCGGATCAACAACTACGTCCCTGCTATGATGTATAGTGCGGATGTAAACTGGAATGCACCGACACGTGTCAACTTCGGTGCACCTGCTGTGAATGCATCGACTGGTATCTTGTCGTCTACCTCGATTGCGGCAACCAGCACCACCGATCTCAGCAGTGTGGTTATCACTGAGACGTATGGTCGGTGCTTGCAGATTGTGGCATCTGGTGCAGCTACTAGCACGTGTCAGTTCAATGGTTGGGATTATTTGGGCCAGCCTCTGAGTGAGACGTTTACATTGAATGGTGCGACACCTGTGCAGGGTAAGAAAGCGTTCAAGACGCTATCGAACTTTGTAGTTCTCACCACTACTGGCGCTACTACCGTCACAGCAGGTTTGGGAACAGGGCTTGGTTTGCCTTACAAGGCACTGCGTGTTGCATGGGAAGTAGCAAACGGTGCAGCAGTAGCAGCAGGCACGCTTACGCAAGCTGTTCTCACCGATCCGCAGACTGCAACGACAGGCGATCCACGCGGCACATATGTTGCTACGACTACACTGAATGGCAGTAATGTCATCAGTGCGATCTTTGACTTCGTGAACGATGTGAATTCGTCCAACAACGGCGGTCTGCACGGCATTCGGCACTTCGCTGCGTAAGTCCTCCGGCGGGATGACTTCGGAGTGTCGAGTAGACAGGCGCTGCACAGCGTGTGGCGTCTGTTCTATAAGGAGTGAGTGAATGCCAACGATGGTGACAGACTTAATTAATGATGTAATTACAGAACTGTCGCAAGTGCCTAGCATTGCAGTGCAGATTTATGCTGCTCCACGTATTCGTTTGTTCCTTTACAATGCATCCATGCAAGAGATCAACGAGCTGTGGTGGCCTGCGTATATGCGGACACTCACTGTTGCGATTGATGATGCTGGTATGTTGCAGAGTGATGTATTTGGTATCATCAGTCCATGTGGTGATTATTCAGATGTGCAGGCAGTGTTTCCGCAGGGAAGCAATAGGAAGCTGCGTGAATTGCCACAGTCAATCAATCCGAATTTGTTGGGTAGTGGCAAGCCATACTACATCACACCTGATTATACATACAATGCGCGTCCATTCCGTGTTGTGCCTGGGCAGGCAGGGAATGTCGATGTGCGATTTAGGCAACACGATTTGCCGTTTAATGAAGCAAGCCAGACGTATATGGATCGTCTGTTGATGATCTATGATGCGTGTTGGATGTATGCGGTAGACGATGGCACTGTACCTGCTCAGGTGCAGAAGTATCAGATGCTTGCTGCGAATAGACGCAAGAGGTTGAAGGCTGCATATGCACAACAGCCACTTGAGCTTGATCCACGCTTCCCGAGTGGTGAGATGCTTGATGGGATTGACGATAGCTTCTTCCAAGTTGATCTGGATCCACTAGCATGAGTGGCACACCACACTATCCGTGGAGCAGAGGCGATACGCTCTATGCTGAGCGACTGAA